CCTCTTGAGACCAGCAGCTTCCAATTCTACATCAGTTCTCTCAGCACCCAGTTGCTGTAACCGGAACCCTAAGTTCTGCTCGTGTCTCTGAGATATCTCTGCCCCATCTCTCCCTACATCTATAAGTGCTAATTGGTAGGAACCAGAGTTCAATGCAGCAGCACCTAGACTTGCTTTGAGAGTAGCTGCCGTTGCTCTTGTCTGACGTGCTATGTCATACTGGGTAGCTTTAAATTTGATAAGTTCTGCAGCAGTCTGTCCATTGATAGCTTCTAATTGTCTTTGTCTATCAATATTGATGTACTCAATCTCTTGGTTACTATGTTGCAGAGATTTTACAGCATCCCTATTAGCTGTGTTGTAAGCATGACGGACATTAAGAGCCTGTATGATACCAGACCCTATCATTAGATACTGAGGAAAGCCTAGTGACATCTTATCCTCGAAAACTCATAGAACTTATAGCCGTTGATCATTGTTTCCCCTATAATTTTAAATCCACACCACTTTACCCAACGTATATGAACGTCATTCCGACTGTCTATAACATTGCAAAGGTGTGGAAAGATCTTATTGATTCGATCTATCTCTACTTTATTCTCTCTTAGAAATGGTCTACTAACCTTCTGTAATTTAGTACTTCCTAGCATCCATATACGACCTACTATTTCATCTACCCTAACAACACCATACATGGCTACTACATTACTATACGAGTCTATGATTGACTTACAATAGACACTAGATATATAACCAATTGTTAAAGCTTGTTCAGGGTTTTGACCAAATATAGCCACCTCACGGGTATCCGCAAGAGCCAAGTTGGGAGCCAACTCACATACATCGTGAAGTATGGCATCCCGATAATACGGCTTCATTAATAACCTCTAGGTTTCTTCTTCTTTTTCTTCTTAGACACCAAAGCTCCTAGCTCCACCAATAGTTCTAACAACATAATTACCTTCCCAATCTGCTCCAGTAAATGCACATGGCAAATAGGAGTCTGATATGATTTCTATTTTTAAATCTTTAGAATCTGCTAGTATGAGTTTCTTAAAACTACCTGTTTCAAATGGTATGACACCTATCTTGTTCAGAGGACCACCTAGTATTCTACCAGTAAATACATGACTAAAAACGTCTCTACCTGGAGCTGTAACCTGTATTTTAAAGAAACCTGTCTTAAAGTAATCTACAGACCACTTACGTAACTTGAGCACACCACCTGCCAATGAAGTAAGTCTGCCCTCCACCTGAGTCTTAATAGTGGGCTCAGTAAACTCATAACGGAAACCATACTCCTTACCTATAAATACACTATTCTTACTCATATCCGTAGCTACTTGTAGATTCGTATCACTAGTCTGAGTAACCCCTTGCAGTAAGTCTCCTTCTCTACCACCCCATCCCGGCCCCAATATTACTCTAAAGGTACTACCAAAGTTATCAGGGTATGGCAAGGTGAAATTAGTCTTATTAGCATTACTATCATACTCACCCTTAATCTCAAACAGCCTGTCTAAGTGAACTTTGAAGGAGAGCTGAGTTGAACTTTCATCAAGTCCTACAAGATTAGCATCCTGTAGAGACATCTTATCTAGATATGTCCCATCCGGTCTGACTATTACAAAGTAAGCAATATTATCTACTACAGTAATTCCTATTACTTTCTCTTCTGACTTAAATTTCCACTTAGACCACGAGCTAAGCTTCTTAACTCCCTCTTGGAAAAGGAACTTATAAATATATACATCATTCAAGTTCTTATCAGACATGATAAACAAGAAATCATTATGAGGTATAATCTGAAATCCTGCTCCCTCAATATAGCTAGGTATATGAGCAGTTATATCTTCTGCTGTCTCTTCCTGTAAGTCTTCAATAATACCAAACTCTCTAAGGATAGAAAAACCATCATTTTCTTCAGCAAAGTAAATCTTTCTACCACTGACTACTGGTTGTACTTCTTTATCATGATCATATTCGGTCAGTAAGGAGAGTTTGGCATTAGTAGGAGTGAGTCCTCCAGCTGCAAATTCTGTAAGTTTAAATTGGGCCAGATCGCTGAAGACAAAAAGGTTTTCATTGAAAGGAACAGCATTCTGAAGGATACTTACCTTGTTTGTAGGAGCAGCTAAATCTATTACATCAGTATCTAATAGATCAGTAGCCGTGGTATTATAGAAATTAAAGAATTCCCCTAGTTCTGATAAAATAATATTTTCATTAGCCAAGAAACCAAAGCGGTTCTTATGAAAGAACATATCATTGATTCTCTCACCTATGAAGGTAGGATCAGGAGCTGTATTTAAGTCTCCTGCAATTCTATCAGTCCATGTAATCTGTGATAAAGAAAAGTTAGATCTACCAAAACTATCATCAAAGTCAGTAGCCCAAGGATCTGGAGCTGCCCTGATAAGCTGTAAGGGCATAGTAGTGCCATCTATGGTATTAGCAAGGCCAGGCTCTACAGTTTCTGTCCACTCACCGACATCTTCATCAGATTGATTATTGTGAATTATCCAATAGTCATCATCAGCACTGCCAGGATCTCCGGTTATTTTTACAATAAACCCATCCTTGGTTCTATCAGGTAAATCAGTAAATCTTTCTGTACTTTCCTTAATAGCTATCATATTAGCTTCAGGAGCCTCAGCGTGTAAGGTAAAGTCTGCTCCATCATCTCTGGTAACATGGACATTACTACTACCAAACGTAGTGATATTAAATCCTGCTACACTATCCATAGCCGTGGCTATGTTGGTTATTAAGGTTGCAGCGTCATTATCATTCGAAATAGATCCTACACTAGAACCATTTAGGAACACCTTAAATGTAGTAGCATCACTGGCTTGCTTGAGAAATACTATACCTTCAGGAGCCCTAGTAGCACTAGTAGTACTACTCTTAGCTGTTAGTTTAGTTTTGTTCAGTATAAAGGTAAAGTCAGCTACAGTGAACATCCTAATATTGTCCCTAGCGTCATTTACAGTAATATAGGAAAGAGGATCACCTGTAGAGGCTCCAGCTAGACTTCTATTTAAGTGTATATCACCAAAGTCAGTGTCATATGCTCCATCCCAAGGATCTTGATTGATCTCTAGATGGAATATTTCCATCTCAGTCTGAGTAAAACTAGAGTGAAAGGCACTATCAAACTGGTCAGAACAGAGAGTTATAACATACCTCTCATCCTCATCCCTATTAATAAAATGTACCTTGCAGTCTGTATCAGTCTTGTTGTTGAGCTTGGCTACGTGCTCTAGAGGGGGTCTCTTCTTAAGTCCCTCAGCTATGGTAGATAATCCATTGATTTGCTCTTCAGCCTGTGAAGCTAAACGTATGGTAGGTGGTTGCTGTGATACACCATTTATTAAGTTACTTATTTGCTCTGTAATTAGAGGCATAGACTACCATAATTTCCTATGTCTTCGTACCGTATTAATCATATCTATAGAGCCCCATCCTACATTAAACCCTGAACGCTCACTCTCATCATCCAACATATCTGCATATGCTTCTACTTCCTCTTGTCTGTTTACTGTCTCTGCAGTTGTTTGTCCTATGATTTCTTCTTGAAAGACTCTAGCTGCCTTAGTCGTAATGTAACGTCTAGCAGTTTGAGGCAGATCTTGAAAATCCAACAGTTTAATAACAACCAGATCCGTAATAGCTTTTGTCCAAGTAAACGTGTTATCATTGAGGTCATATAAGTACATTGTCCCACTTCTGCCACGCATAGTTGCTAGGTTAGTGGGGGAATAAGCTGAGAGTACATTAGTCCCTAAGGGGAGCCTATTGTCACTATCAAGACTGAGTGTAACATCCCACTCCGTATTAAAATGCCAACCCTTCTGCTGTACTTCACGATTTATCTGACTGAGTGTACGCTTAGCTTGGGTGACATCTACAGTAGTTACAGTTTCTATACTGGAGACTGAGGATTCACCTATAGCTGCTAATAGATCATTAACAGCTTCTAACTCAGTAAGAGGTATTAGACTAAAGTGTGGCATTAAGTTAAGAGTGTGTGAGCTGTTAGTTGTGCCATTCGTGCAACAACATTACCAGTACCATCAACATTACCAACAAAGATGTTTAAGTAATCATTAGTAGCCATTGAAGCCATACCAGAGATAGACATAGGTACTGAGTTAGTTGTTACTCTTGGACAGAAGCCTCCCGTCTTAGCACCAGTTACTATGGTCCCACCTTTAGTTACAGCCATAACTAATTCATGGTCAACCACAGCGGTGACAATTTCCAGCATAACTGAAGCTGTAAAGAATACGTTCTGAGTGGGAGTCCCAGTGTATCTGAGTTGTCCATCTGTATTCATATCAAACTCATTAGCCGCTGGAGCTGTGCTAAGAGTAAATGTAGCTGCCGTCTCTACTGCTACCATGTTGGTAAGCGAGCTAGGTGTTACATTAGCTTGTCCTGCAATGGTAGTAGCAGCAGCTGTACTTACATATATGCTACCTTGTTTAACCTGACAGGACTCCATGAAGTCCCTCATGTCTTGTGGAGTAATACTGCCAGCAGCCTGACTGTCCTGAAACAAATTACCAGCAATGTCACTGACAGTTCTACTTGTATCTGCCATTAGTTATTCTCCTTCCATTAAACTTAAATTAGCCATAAAAAAAAGGGAGCCTATACCAGCACTCCCAATCCTTTAACTTTCAGTAACGGTCGTACCTGCACCAGTACCTTGAATCATAATATTAAAACCACCTGTTACAGCTACACCCGTACTCATTGCTTTCGCAGCAAGACGGACAATAGATTTAGCAGGTATTACTACAGGAACATTACCTGGAAAACTGAACCATCCAGTGCCATTTCCTCCTCTAGCTTCATTTACAGCTACACCTGAATCACCTTCATCGACAAATACTTCAGCAATAGTCTCGTAGGTTTCAGAACTAGCTACGCCTTGAAAACCATGACGAGCTATCTGTAAAGCAAAACCAGCTTGTGCTACAGGAGCAGCAACAGGAAGGACTGAATACCAGAAACCATGAACGTATCCAGTATGTCCAGCAGGAACTTTCCACCAACAATTACGAATACCATAATCACCAGCTTCAATGAGGCCCATATTA